TCCTGATTAGCCACCACCATCACCATCGTAATGATATCTACCTCTTATAAGTAAATTAGGAACTTCTGGTATAGGTGCACCAATGGTAGTTGGAATTGTAATACTCAACCTTTTATCAGTTGTTGCTCCTTGCTGTTACTTTTTGTAAATCTATGGAAGCTAATCCATCAACCAACGCTTTTGTGTTAGGGTAAGTAGTGGTGCTTGACGCTGTGAAACTATTGGATTTATTAGATGTGTTTTCTTTTGAAGACAGCGCATCATATACAGCATTTTGACTCGGTGCAATAGTAGTTGCTCCATCGTTTATAAAATCAAATACCTTGTCATCAATCGCTGTTTGCGTGGCTGTTGATACGGGTAAATTCGCAGGGGTAATCTTTGAAATAACACCATTAGCCTCAACAGTCGCTAAATGAGGCGTTGTAGTAACAGTTGGTGCTGTCATTGTTTTTATCGTTCCCAAAGTTGGGTTTTGATAAGTTTGTCCGTAAATTGATACGGCGCATAGTAATAAAAATAAAATCTTTTTCATGTTTAAATTGGTTTAATTATATCCCCACTAGCAGGGGTAAATGTTAATGTTAATGTAGTTGTCGTTTGTGACCAATCGACGTCATTTAAAATAATACCATTACAAAACACAGCCCTCGCAAGTGTTGTCGTTCCTAAATTAAAACTACTTACAATTCCATCAGCTGTAAATTGTGTCTTTGGCAAAACTGGAGCTAAATTACTCTTTTGTATCTTTTTAGAAGTACCGTCACCACTTTCCGTCAAGTCTGAAATATCGACAATATAAAAGAAGTCACCGTCAGCAGGTGTTGTTAATTCGGGTAATTCAGTTATCTTTCTATTAGCCATTTATCGGTAAATTATATTGTTATTATTTTGTGTCATAACAAAATCATCATTTTGGAAAAGTAAGAAGAAATCTTCTTCAGTCAATCCTAATTCTTCGGGGTCTGTTATAAAAAAAGCAGGTTGTTCTTCCTGTCCTGTTAATGTAAATGAATACCCATTTAACTCCCCTTTTGTACCACCTGTTTTAAAATCTATCGCTCCGCATTGCATACCATTATAAAGTCCAAATATGCGATATAAACCGTTATTATCTAAAACTAAAACCCTCCAATCGCTTTTTATCATTTGGTCAAACTCTCGGCTTGATTTAGCTTTAAACGACATCGTGATACTTTGTTCAAAAAACTTTCCTCCTTCTTGCGTTTGTTGTTGTTCACTTGCTGTTGCAGGTGTAACGCTGTCAAAACGAAAAATGAACGTAGTAGGAAATGTAGTTAGATAATTTCCCGTTGTAATGATTTGTGAACGGTTATATTTTACCCATTTCAATAACCAAACAGCTTTTACCCCGCCTTGACTATCTTTGCATTTCCTGTTATATCCGTTTACAATTTCCATCCACCTAATAGATTTATTCCTTTCATTGCGTCAACTTCATCTTGCGAAGTCTTATACTCTGTAATTGAATTTTTACAAATCCATTTATTAAAACGCTGTACATACATTTGAGCTAAAGCCTTGTATTTTTCTGCTAAATATTGAACCTCCGCTTTATCAACTACTTCTAAATTGTCACCTGTATGTTTAAACACACCCCCATTATCAACGATATAAGAGGCTATTTCAATATATTGTGCTAAAGCTTCGTTTTTAGTAATTGGCTTGATAAAATCGGTGTATAATTCAAGGTATAAACCTGCTAAATCTCCTGTCCCTGCATCATTGCCTAAATCAGTTATAATCTTATCATACAATTCAGTCCCAAGTAAAGGTTCAACAGTTGTTATTTGAACACTGTTTATACAAAATCGATATTTATCAATATCAGTATTCCCACTTAATATAGTGGAACTGGTCATTTCTTGCGGGGTAATAAATAATCTTTCAGCCATAATTTATTAATTTAATGCCCCTCTATTTGGCATATTAATTGGTTCTACTCCTGCCAGTCCCTTAGCTGGTTGTTGTTTTGATTTATCTATTGCAATTGGTGACTTAACATCCACTTTTACACTTTCATTTTTACGTTTATAAGTCAATTTTTCCCAATAATGATGACAATTTACACCACCTTTATACTTAAAAATATCGTAATTAGTTGCCCCCTCTGGCCCAAACCCCGCATTAACAGCATTAGAACTCATTAACTCTATATCTTCAATACGATATATCTTCTTTGCACCTAACATTTTCTTGCAAAATTCCCTCTCGCCAACACCTCTACCTGCATATCTGTACCTCGTTATAGTATCAAATAAATCATATCTTGATTTATTTAATGGGTTTGCCTTCCCTGTACTTGCTAAACCTATGCTTTGCTCCTCTTCATAATCAACTGCTTTTATTTCAATAAGGTCGTAATTTTCTAAGTCCTCATCTTCGCCATACTCATCTAATTCAATCTTTTTTTTTTCGTCACTACTCATTTGAGTAGTGGTTGACTGTTCACTCAAAGGAATAAAATATAAATCCAATCCGATATTATAAAATGATAATATTTCTTCTAAGGCTTCAATGATATACGCTTGTTTAGGTGCTATAACACGTTTCATTAATTGTCCTTCTGCTTCATCAAGTTCATTAGCATTGTTCCCTAAACCACCCTCTGACATAATACCAAACAATTTAGGACTTACAACCTTATGCCCTGTCATAATTTGCTGTCTGCTCTCTCCTGTCAAATATTCCCATTGTTTGTGTTGTTGCTCGTTTACAGGAAAAGGAACTATTGTAACCTCCGCATCTTGACCGTTAAAAGACAATACAAAACTCATTGCATTTGGCGAACCTGTTAATTTAGCTTTTATTTTCTTTTCAAATTCATCCCTTTCCTCAGCAGTCCAATTTATACCATTTGGAATGTTCACAATATAACCTGCACTTAATCCTTTCTTAATTGAGTTGATATAAAAGTTTGCAAGTTCCTCCTCCATTTCAGCATAAGGCAAAGCACTTAAATAATCAGGGTCACTGAAATAGTTTTTACCAGCTTTATATGGTTTTATGCAATAGATTTCAATGTTTTCTTTTGAAGTTCCAAAAGCTGGAAATTCATCAGGTTTATTATTGGTGTTACTCCAATCTTTACAATACCAGTAAGATTCAATCTCGCCATCTTCATTCTCTAAAGATGGAACTACTAACTGTTTTGGCAAGTGATAAATCGCACCTAAGTCTTTACCGTTCTTAGCTCTTACTACTTGCATTGAAGCCTCTCCAAACATTTCAAAGTCGCTTATAATTTTGCGTAATTCTTTTTTATTTAAAATAACAGAAAAATTAATCCAAGCGGTTAAGTTTTTGTTCTTCGCACTCAATCCCCGCCCATAAATCAAATCAATGTAACTAGATATAATGGCACTATTTGTTGGAGAACCGTTGAACCTATCAATTACATATTGATAAAATGAATTATCTCTACCATTCAATACCCAATTCCTAGATTTGTTTTCTTCTAGTTTTGGTCGTACATAGTTACTTAATTGAAATAATCTTATATCGTTACTCATAATAATATAATTCGTTTGATGCTTTGAATGTTTGCGGGTCTTGCGTTGTTGCCATTAGTTTACCTCTATAAATTACCACGCCTGAATCTGTTAATTTAATTTGAAACTTTTGATTTTCTATAAAATCATAGTCAAAAGAAACGGTTAAATACCCATCTAAATAGCTAAATGTATTTGTAATAGTTTCAGTTACTTGCGTTTCTTCATTATACAAACTAAAAACAACCGCAATAGGTAAACCATAGCGAGGTATTATAAATAATTCGTGTGCTGTATCTTCGGGATTAACTATGTTCATATTATAATAACAAAAAAAACCTCTTTTTGTTTTAAAAAGAGGTTTTAAATAACTAACCAATTCAATTATTAAACCAAAGCTATAAATGCTGAAGCTGTTGCTCCATCTAATTTCGGTGATAAACTTCCAGTAGTTGAAACTCCTGTCAAAGTATATCCATTCAATTCACCTTTAGCACCTCCTGAAGTTTGCGCTACCGTAAAATCAATACCGTCATCAATTCCTATTGCGTGGTAAATTCCGTTTCTATCTTTTACAACTGCCATAGGGAAACCATAAGCTAATAGGTTCATCTGTGCCCCTGTGGTTGCATCGATTTTTTTCAATACAATAGTAGTTGTTTGAGTGTTTAAAGTTGTCCCTGCATTTCTATCAGATACCATACTTTCAGCTACATTGTTACCATCGCCTTCTATCTCATATTCAAATACTTCTGTAAGCAAAGGATTTATAGCTGTTGCTACTCCTGCTGTTACCGTAAAAGGATTTTCTACAAAATTAAAAAGATACAATTTTCCTAAACCTCCCAGAGATTGTTTACAGGCTTTTAACCTTCCTGCTGTAATATCACAAGCCATAATTATATATTTTTATTAAAGGGGGTAACTAAACCCCCTTTGTTACTTGTTACCCTCTGTAAAGAACTATCTCTGCTCCGTAAGCGTATCCGATAGCTCCTGTAAAAACTACTTTGGTACGGATAGTTCCTGATAAATCAGTTTCATCCATATCTTTAATTTTGATTTCGTTGTGGTCTGCCAAAAGTCCTGTTACGAAAGTAACGTTAGATTTAGCGTAACCTACCATTGTATTAGCAGCCAATCCTTTGATTTCTGTCAAAGTATACCCGTTGAAGTCGTATTCAGATGGGTTTGTAAAAGTACCATTTGAACGTGCTAAACTTCCTTGAACTTTTTTCAATGCTCTAATTACATTTGTAGAAACTCCTAATACTAAATCGGGTGCGCCTATTACTGCATCAGGAACTGCATCAATGAAGTCAGCCAATTCAGCCTCAACGTTTGAGCTTGTAATTGTTGTAGGAGTTGCAACATCAATAACAGTTGCATCTGTGATTAATTGAGGTACTAAACCATTAAAGCGACCTGTTGAATCGTCACCTTCCCAAATATCAACATCAACTTTTCTAGCTACTACCTTACCCATTTCAAGTAAAATAGCCGCTTGTTCTGTTGCTGGTAAGCTATCGTTATGAGCTGAAAACCCCATTTCTTTAGCAGTCCAAAGTTGTCTAAAATCTTCTTTGCAAAGTTCACTATTCCACATTACTTTTTTAGGAGTAATTGAATACTCACTCAAAGTAATTGAACCTGCTGGAGTCCATCCGCAAACATAATCCACGAATGAATCGTCTGTTTCAATTTTACGTAAATAAGTTGTTGATACGATGTTTGGTAAAATCGTCACCAAGTTATCAGAAAGAGTGTTGCTCTCTTTAATCATAGCTGCAATGTAATCTCCTGCTACTTCGCCTATGTAGTTTGTTGTAATGTTTGTTGTTGTTGCCATTTTTCTATTTTATTTTTTTATTTGTTAAACTGATGTGAAAGTAACAGAACCTGCTAAAGCACCAACTCCACTTACATAATAATTTGTACCATCTGAAACCAAGTCTACATAATCTCCTACTGATTCAGCACTTGCTACGAATGAAATTGTATTTTCATCTGCTGCTGGTACGAATACAGAGTTAACGATTGAACCGCCTTGTATTTTTGCGGTAGGTGCTACTACTGTAAAGTTAGTAGTTGCAAAAGCTGCTCCTACTACTACTTTAACATTAAATCCTGCTACTGCTACACTTGGAAGTGTTACCACCTTGCCAGCGGCAGCATTAAGGATTAAAACTTTTCCACTATCGCTATCTGTTAGCGTTACTGCTGCTGCGACCGTTTGTATTTTTTCTGCTTGGTCTTTTTTTCCAAAGATTCTTGTTGTTGCCATTTTTAATTATTGTTTAGTTTGTTTAGTAATGTTGAAAATTTACCTTTTTGCATAACCTGTACAGGTGTACTTGCGATAGGTTTTGATGCTGGTTGTTGCCCTAGCTCTATAATTTTAGATTCTAATTCTGCAATCTTTTGCTCCTGCGCTGTGTATTTAATCAAGATTGATTTAATAGCGCTTTCTATTTCACTAGCTATCTTAGCATCGTTTGATACTTTTCCGTCTTGTTCAGCCTCAACTACTGGTGCTGGTGTTTCTTCTTCTGTTGGTGCAGGTGTAATTGCTTTTGCAATTCCCTCTTGCTCTACAACTAAGATAGTACCATCTTCTAAAGGATGTTCGCCAACTGGTACAGGAACTTTTGTTCCATCTTCGGCAGTTACCCAAACCGATAACCCCTCGCTTAATGTTTCGCCTTCCCATTCGATTTTAAGCGAACCGTCAGCTAACATAATAGACCCAAATTCAACTGTAACCTCTTTTTTAGGAGTTAAAGCGAAAAGTATCTTTTCTAATAAACTGTTTGTATTACTCATTTCTATATTTGATTTTAAATTTACTTCCTCTAAGGATAGCATAGCGTCTATACTAAACCCTTGTACTTTTCCTGTCTTAACATAATCATTCCAAATAGCATCGTCATCTACTTTCATAACTGCAACCCAACTACCTTTAGGATAAGTAAAACCAAAGTTTGTAGATTTATCAATTTTAGGATTTTCAACAATCCAGCTTTCAGTAAACGTTACTCCTTTTATATTTTGGTCTATATCGTGTTCAATAGTGCTGTTAGAATGATTATTATTTTTAAAGAAACCATAAGACAAATCTTTTATAGTTTCCTCATTGAAAACAATATTAAATTCCTCGCCGTTTTGATTTCTGTAAATAGGCTTGTTAGGTTCTAAAACCAATCCCATTAAAATACGTTGTTCCTCGTTTACGGTTTTCAATTGGATTGGTTCGTCTTTACTAAGTGCAATAAACAACCCCTCCATCGCTGGATTTTCAACTAAAGAAATTCCGTAAACTCCTTTGTTTTTTAATGGGTCGTATTTAGCTTCGTAGGTTTTCATTACATTGCGCTGTATAATCCTTTAACCACTTTACCGTAATCTTTAATTTGTTTATCAATTAAAGTTTCGGCTTGTGCTAAAAGTCTTAATGCCACATCGTCTTCTAATATTTTTGCTGCTGACATCAAAGAAGGTATTTTCTTTTTAGCATCATTCGCAATTGCTTCTTTTTTAATAAAAATATTCCTCAAATTAGTAACTTGAGAAAATTCAGAAT